CTAAATTAAATTTTTAGCTTCTTTAACTAGAGCATATAATCTATTCATAGCCTCCATAGGATTTAAAGATAAAATATCAACTTCTGAAAGTTCTTTTATCAAATTATCTTTTCCTATGGCAGAAAAATCTAATTGTATTTGATCATCTTCTTTAATTTCAATTTTATCCTCTTCTACTAGGGTTTCTTTAACTTCATAAGAGGTTGTAATAGAGGCTTCTTCTATGTCTTCTTTTGAAGCATTTACTTCTTTAAGAGCTAAATCTAAGTTATCCTTTGAAGATTCCATTTCAAGAGTTTCTAAGATTTCCTTAGCTCTATTTATTACCTCATCTGGAATACCAGCAAGTTTAGCAACCTCAATACCATAAGATTGATCTGCTCCACCTTCTATTATTTTTCTTAAGAAGATAATATTGTTATCAACTTCCTTCACAGCTACTGAATAATTTCTAACTCCGTGAATTTCTCCTTCTAATTTAGTTAACTCATGATAATGAGTAGCAAAAAGAGTTTTACATCTTAAATTTTTATTTTTACATATATACTCTATAACAGACCAAGCTATACTTAATCCATCATATGTACTCGTTCCTCTTCCAACTTCATCTAAAAGAACTAAGCTATTTTCTGTAGCATTTTTTAAAATGTTAGAAACTTCCCACATTTCAACCATAAATGTACTTTTACCACCTGCTAAATCATCAGAAGCTCCTATTCTAGTAAAGATTTTATCTACTATACTTATATTAGCCTTACTAGCTGGTACAAAGGAACCTATTTGACACATTAAAGTAATAATAGCTACCTGTCTCATATATGTTGATTTACCAGCCATATTAGGCCCTGTTATTATAAGAAGTTGATTATCATCTTTATTTATAATGGTGTCATTAGGAATAAACTCACCCTTAGGAATTACCTTTTCAACAACAGGGTGTCTTCCATTTTCTATTTTAGTTTCCCCATCTTCATTAATTTCAGGTTTTATAAAATCATTTTCTAAAGCTACAAAGGCTAAATTGCTTATACAATCTAGTTCAGCAATTATCTTAGCAGTAGTTTTTAGTCTATCTATATGATTTTCAACTTCATTTCTTATATCTAGGAAAATATCATATTCTAAAGAGCAAAGTTTTTCACTAGCTCCTAAAAGTTTTTCTTCTATTTCCTTAAGTTCTGGAGTAATAAATCTCTCTGCATTAGCTAAAGTTTGCTTTCTTATATATCTTCCTTCAGGAATAGAACTATAATTAGCCTTAGATATTTCTATATAATAACCAAAGACCTTATTAAATCCTACCTTTAAAGATTTTATGCCAGTAAACTCTCTTTCTCTATTTTCTAAGCTAGATATCCAATCCTTACCGTTAGTCTTAGCAAGTCTTAATTCATCTATTTCACTATTAAATCCATCCTTTATTAAATCACCATCTTTTAATGTTAGAGAGGGATCTTCTTTTATAGATTTTTCTAAAAGCTCATAAATATCTCTTAAATCATCTAAATTATGGTGATAATTCTTTAGAAGACTTGAAGTGCAATTTTCTATAATTCCTTTTACATTAGGAATTTTACCTATAGATGTTTTTAATGCTATTAAATCCTTAGCATTAGCATTCTTGTTTGAAATTTTACCTAATATTCTCTCTATATCATAAATATCATGTAAAGCTTCCTTAAGAGAGTCATTTAAAGAAAGATCATTAAATAATTCTTCTACAGCATTTAATCTTAAAGTTATCTTTTCCTTATTAACAAGAGGTTCTTCAATCCATCTTCTAAGCATTCTACTTCCCATAGATGTTTCTGTCTTATCTAATACCCAAAGAAGAGAACCTTTCTTGCTTTTTTCTCTTAGATTCTCTGTAAGCTCTAAATTTCTTCTAGAACTTAAATCTATAGTCATAAAATCAACCAAACTATATACTTCTATATCATTTATATTAGTTAAGCTTATTTTTTGAGTATCTAGTATGTATTTAACTAAAGCATTACTTGATTTCTTAACCATTAAACTTAGAGAATTTGATTTTTCTCCAAATTGATTATTTAATACTTCCTCAAAATTTTCCTCAAAATATTCTATAGGCTTTCTACTTATTAAGGCTGGAGTAGTTAATGTTATATCTTTTATAAGCTCTTGGTCTAAAGAATCTAAAAGTATTATTTCTTTAGGATTAAACTTAGATATTTCATCTAAAATAACTCCCTTTTCTAATTCTCCCTCTGTAGCTAAGAAATCTCCAGTAGAAATATCTGTTATAGCTAGTGAACATCTATTTCTCTCTAAGTCTGCATATATAGTCATTATATAATTATTCTTTGTTTCCTCAACAAAAGAAGAATCTGTATATGTTCCAGGAGTTATAACCTTTATAACATCTCTTTTAACAATTCCTTTAGCAAATTTAGGATCTTCAACTTGTTCACAAATAGCAACTTTATATCCTTTAGCTACTAATCTTCCTATATATGAATTAGATGCATGGAATGGAATTCCACACATAGGTGCTCTTTTTTCTAAGCCACAATCTCTTCCAGTAAGAACTAATTCTAATTCCCTTGCAGCTGTTTCTGCATCCTCAAAGAACATCTCATAGAAGTCTCCAAGTCTAAAAAATAGAATACAATCCTTATAATTTTCCTTTATCTCAAAATATTGCCTCATCATCGGAGTCAATGCCATTTAGTTTCCTCCTTATCCAATAAAATGCACTTAAACCCGCATTTTTACTTACTTTTTAAAAATTATACCATGAAATAATTGGAATAAAAACAACTAAAATAGAACAGTATTTTTGACGAATTTTTGACGGCAAAAATACTGTTAATAAAAATGTAAGATTCTAAGTCACAATACTTCCATAATATAAATCTAATTATATAAAATCAAATAAATGTTTAATTGTCAAATAAAAAAGAGAGTTAAAAAATTATATGTATAATTAATTAACCCAAAGGTGATAATAAAAATATAAAATTGATTAAGCAGTTTTCCTATTTGTAAAGATAAATATATTCTTTATTACACAATTTAAAGTGTTCTCATCTATATATTCACTTTTTAAGTAGGAATAAATACAGTGTGCTTCATTACTGTATTTTTTATTTGTTAGAGTTGAATCATCAATATTGTTTTTTAAATAATCTTTAATACTGATAATTTCAGCTCTATTTAATTTTTGTGATTGGATAGCAACTTTAAATAATTGACTAGCCTGACATTTTAGGTCAATTAAAAACTGTTGTTGCATATCCAAACTTGGTTCTGCTTTTACTTTAGTAATATGTTGCTCTTTAACCTTCTTTTTAGGTTTTAGCCATACTTTTAATTTTTGCATCAAATAAAAGTATGATATTCTAATAAATATAGAAACTATTACTAAAGTTAAAAGTTTACCTATTAAGCCTAAGTCTAATAAGTAGATTATAGTTAATAAACTTAATCCTGACACTAAAATAAGGCTTATATAGTTAGCAATTTGATGTGTTTTTTTAGACCACATTTAAGTCACTCCTTTTTTTATCAGCTAATAAGCTAATTTATTTACACTGGATAAGTGTTTTTCTTTTGATCTGCAAAATCTTTTTCTTATTGTTTTGAAGCACAACCTTATAAAGATTATAAGGACATATAAATAAATATATGTATTAACCAAAAGGGACTACTTTCCTTTCTTCATTTTTATTATTACTATGGATACCCCTTTTGGCTTTATTGCTTACTTTAAAGGCTTAATATGTGTATAGTATAGATAAGTTAATGTATAGACTACTGTACAAATTAATGTATAAATTAATCTTCAAATAAGAATCTTTCTAAGTTTGTATATTTAAGGTCAGTATATACTATATCAAATAGTTTAGAGGTGTATCTTAAATCTCTTCCATGTGTTGGTCTAGTTATAATTAAACATGGCTTACGATCTCCGCATAGTTCCGATAGTTCTTCACTTTTATAAAACATCTCATAACGTACCAGTTTTGATTTATCTGTATAATGATTTAAATCTACTTCCAAAAAGTAATTTACCTTTATCCCTTCATATTTTGCTAATACAAAAGCATCTGGCTTAATTTGTCCATTCATAAGGCTAATATTTGTATTAAACTCTATAACTTTAAACCCCATATCTATTAACTTTCTCCAAAAGTCCTGTATAAAAATTGAATGTGGACAAATTTTCTTCTTTATATAATAAATTTTTTCATCTGTATATGAATTTCTATAACTTTGTAATATACCTTTTTCCTCCAGTGTTTGTAATCTTCTAGCAGCAACTCTATATCTATACTGTTCATCTTTATATTTACCTGTAAAGAATATACTACAAGCATTTTTAAGACTAATTGCATTATACTTCTCTATAAATCTAAGAATATTGTAATCCCTTTCTCTTAGCATTTTTAAGCCCCCTTGATATTTCTTTTAGGTTTCTTTTTGATTGCATCTTTAATTTCTACTACATTAGTTTCTTTAATCTTAATTTCTTTCTCCTTTTGAATCTCATCTTTTATAACTACACCTTTTCTCGGAACAATTATATTCTTATCATATTTAACAAGTTCTAGTTGTGGTTGTTTAGCTTTAATAACTGGTATAAATACTTTTTCATAAATACCACTACCTTTTATAATAGCTTCAAAATCATCTAACTTTACTCCTTCACTAGTTCCTATAGCAACCTTACTATCTTGACTACTAAATTGTCTTAGACTAATAATACACATTTGACTTCTTATAGAACTATTAATATTTTCTACAGTAGCTTTTTGAAGTCCTGCAATTATACTTATTCCCATTGCTCTACCAGCTTTAGCAATTCTTTTAAGATAAGATTCGCATTTATTTTTAAACTTCTTTTCTTCATCTGTATCTCCGTCTTCTATTCTAAAAAAGCTAAACTCATCCATAAGTAAAAACACTCTTTTATACTTTCTATTTGGATTATCATCATTCCAATGCTTAACTGAAATATATCCATATTTACTAAGCTCTTTTTCTCTTTTATCTGCTATTTCGTTTATTTTTTCTAATACTACTAAAGCTTCCTCTAATGTACTAGCTGTAATTTTACAAGGCTTACATTTACTAAATATCTTAGTTTCTCCGTTGACTAATTGAGTTATATAAACATCAAAATCATTTTTATAGTTATATAAAAGATTAGTAAAACTTATAAACTCTGCAAAAGTCTTACCTGATCCTGTTTTTCCTGAATAGCATATATGTGGATTCTCATTTAATGAAACAGAATAAGGTGTACCATTCGCCTTAAATCCCCCCAGCCATTCATTGCAGCTTAATTCAACTGGTTTAAATTCAAACTCTGGCTTTCTAGTTATTACTTCAATATTTATCTCGTCAGTATATTTATTTTTATTTATCTCCACAGTACCTTTAAAAGAAGTTTCTAAAACACTTTCTACACCCTTTAAAGCCATCCAATCACAACCCAATGGGGCTTTGGTAACCGCAGTAAAACCATAATCAGTTTTCTTATAGCCTTCTAGTAGAAAAGTGTCTCCAACTTTATTTTTAATTCCTTTCGTATCTGCAAGCTCTAAGCATTTCTTCCAGGTATTAATATTATTTATCTCTTCTAACTTTTCTCTTTCTAATGTTATTTCTTCTTTCTTTTCTCTCATGCTTTCCATATATCCATAAACTACTCCACCTAAAGCAGCAGATAACATAGCTTCAAGTATCATATAAAATCAACTCCTTTTTATGAATTTAATATGATAAGCTTTATACTCAATATTACTTGAAAAAGCATTCTCTAAATAAGGAATGATTTTAATAAAATTATCTTCACATAAACCTACTGGAACAACTAATCTTGCTTCAAATCCTATTTCATTCCTCTTTATATCTTCTAACCCAAAAGTAATATTACTATTAGTTAACGGTTGCTCTTTCATTTCCTCAATAGTTTTTAGAAATCTTTTTTTCACATTTGATTTAAAGTCAGTTTTCTTTCTTACAATATTATTAGCTATTATCCAACTTGCAACACAACCTGTTAATACAAATAACATCCTACTTCCCCTTTGCCATTATTGCTTTATTATTTTTCTTATTAGATGCTTTAAGACATCCATATACTACTATTCCACTATATATAATAAAACCTTCGAAGGCTCCAAAGCCAAATACACTTCCTAAATCCTTACATGAATTATAAATTATATCTAGCATAAACCTTCCTCCTTTTTATTTTCATCCTGCATATCTTTAAGAATTAAATACTTTAAAAATGCTGAAGGATCTCTTTGTCCTTCTAAATGATCCCAAAGGTCTTTCTCTATTTTTTTAAAAGAAATACTTCTTACCATCTTCTTATCTTTTTCTTTCATAAAAAATACCTCCTAATTCAATTTAAGAATATTTAATAATAAACTTTCAAAATAAAATAATTGCTTTAAAGCATAAAGAAAATGATAAAGCTAATAAATATTCTTATATATTAAGAATTTTTCTTAATCTTTAATATAATATATTCTTAAAATCTAAAAATAGTTCTTAAAATTTCAGAAAAATAAAAAAATATGGGATATAGATTAATCTATATCCCATATTTCATTAACTGTCCTATTTAACAATTTAGAAATTCTTAAAGCTTCTTCTAAAGGTGGTTTACTTCTATTAGTCTCCCAATTTGAATAAGTTTTAAGATTTACCCCTAACTTTTTGGCAAAATTTCCAGAATCCATAGCAAATTCCTTCATGCGTATTTCTCTAAGTTTATTTTTTATTCCCATAAATCGCACCCCTTAATGAAGATACTTTTGATAGTATACTATTCTATAAATTAAAAAAATCCTTTTATATAAGGAAATTAAAGACTTTTTATTGTAATTTTGATATTAAATGTAAAATCAACTTAGTAATAGTATTATAATTATCTATAATATATATTGTAGCAATTATTCCTAATAAAATTATAGCTATTAAATTAAATACAAATACTATAGGGTATTTTCTCTTTATACATTTAAAAGCCTTATCTCTTATAGAACAATTTGAACATTTCTCACTATCATACCTATGTCCTAAGCAAGCTTTGCTAGCAATTTCTTTTTCTGTAAGTTTAGAAATAAAGTTAAGTAGCATAAATATAGTGTTAAACATTACTATAGAAATAAGTAAAACAACAACTAAAAGCCTATACTTACTTACTTCATTCATAGTATTTAATGCATTTGAGAAAAGTTCAGCTCCACCAAAAAAGGTAATTACAATGGCACTAAATATTCCAATTACACTTATAATTTGACTGTTCAATCCTTCTACACTTTTTTTCTGATTTTCTAATTCATCCTCTGTCTTTTTTAATCCTTGTAATATTCCATTATAATTTTCAATTATATCTTTATTTTTTATTTGAGAATTATTTAGAGCTTTTTCTATTTCATTAACTCTGGTTTTTTTAAAATAATCCATTCGTAATTCTTCAAGTGTAATATGATCTTTAATTTTAATAACCTTATTTTTAATTTCTAATTCTTCAATGTGTTGTATAACTCTATCTAAATTATAATATAAATATTCCCTATCTTCGTCATTCATATTTAAAGAAAATGTTGTTATATCAGAATAAATTAATCTTTTATTTCCTTTTAGAAAATGTGTAATTTTGCTGCAAATCTTAAGTATTTGTGAATCATAATCTTCATTATCAACTACATCTATTTGCGTTAATTCTTCTAAAATATTCCCTATACTCATAGTTATTATAAATCCTTATCTATCTATTCTCCATAAATTCTATTTCTATTTTCTTCGTTGTTAAAAAATTTTTTTATAGAAATTTTACTTATTATTTCATTTGTATCTGTTTCTTTCCATGGTTTTTCATTATGAGTTCTTTTAACAAGTTCCCAAGCATCTATACCAATATTACTATCTATAACTTTATTAATAATTATCTTATCCGAATCATCTATTTTTGTTATTGGTTGTTTATCCGTTATTTTTGAATTTAAATACTTTCTAAATTTAGAGTATACTTCTGGTATTACAGGTCCATGTCTCCAATGTTCAAAGTCTTCATAAAAACATGTTTTATTTGCTTCCACCAAAAAAGCTGCTTCAGTATAATATAAGATTTTTTGTAATTTTAAATTAGTTATAGCTTCATTTTTTTCTATTGAAACATTTACAATATAATTAGCGATATCTATGACATCATACATAAAAAAATCACCCTTCCTATAGAAATGTCACTAAAAAATGACTTTCGTTAAATAAATATTACCATATAGCATAAAAAATTCAATAAATAACTTTTAAATTATAATTTAATATAATTTAAATTATAATTTATAAATTAATTTGTCACAATAATAAAAAAAAAGCAAGGTAGGAATTAACCTACCTTGCTTTTACTATTATTCTTTATAAGCTAATAAGAAACTATCTTCACCTTTAGCTTTTAATTCTTCTTGTTTCTTTACTGCATTTTCTCTATCTTTATAGCTTCCAACTACAACTCTAAAATATGTGTTAGAAGTTTCTGTATTACTTGGAACGCTTTCAGGCTTATTTTCAACTTCTCCTATAGTTTTATCTAATAAACCTTCTGCAATAGCTTTAGCAATAGCTTTAGCATTAAATTTAGCTACATCTGATGAAGAATCTATAAAACAAATTTCTACTAATATAGCTGGTGCATTAGTGTTTTTAATTACATATAAGTTACCAACCTTAACACCTCTATCTCTATAACCATACTGTACTAATTTAGAGTTAACTCTTTTAGCTACTCTTTCTGCTTCTCCACCTCTAGCACAAATATAAGTTTCTGTTCCTACTCCACCACCTGCATTCAAATGGATTGAAACAAAATAATCTACACCTATAGAGTTAGCTTTATTAACTCTATATCTTAAACTTTCATTTACAGTACTAGCACTGTTACAATGACAGTACTTAGTTGTATGTCCTTCTTTTTCTAAGTATTCACTTAAATAAGTAACTACTTGTCTTGTTAAATCTTGCTCCTTATATCCATTTCCTTGTGCTCCAGTATCTGCTCCACTTGTACAATGTCCTGCATCTAATCCAAAAATTTTACTCATATCAATCACTCCTATTAAATTAATTTTTAAAATAATAAAAGGATCTTGCAGATCCTTTTAACTTATATATTTTCATTTATTGGTTCTTTTTTCTTACCTTCTTTAAGTTGTATTAATGCATTTTTTAATTTTTCTGGAATAGGTGCTCCTAAACTTGCACAATTTTCTAATAAGCTAATTCCTTCATTTGCTATATAAAAATATGCCACCATTGTTCTAAACATCCAACTTCCAGTATTAAGTAATCTATCTAATGATACAGCAACTATAAGAACTATAAGTATTACACATTTTCGTGCTATTCCTTTTAATCCTACATCGCTGCTTAAATCCTTATTTACATACCCTCTAATTACACCAGTTAGCTGATCTAATATCATAAAAATAACCAAAGTGATTAATGGCATATCCCATACACCCAACAACCAAGTTAATCCAGTTCCTAATGCCATTACTAATAATTTAATGTAATCAAATAACTTTTCCATTTATACACCTCTTTTTTATTATTTTAAAAAGCAATAAAAAAAGAGCTTTAAGCTCTAATCTTATTGCTAATCTATTTATTAAATTTCTACTTACTTATTACTTCATCTGCTGTCATTAAACTCATTAATTCATCGTGTTCTTCTTTAGTCATTCTTCCTCTTTCATAGTACTTTCCAACTTTGTGCATATAATCCTCTCTGTCATAATCTCCGCTTAAGATAACTATTTTCATCATTTCATAAGGAGTTCTTGCCATACTTTTCACTTCACCTTTCTTATTTTTAAATTTTATATCTGAACTTAGAATTGCTTGTGGAATGTCTAAAGCAAATTCTACTTCCATTAACCTGAAATCCATATCTACATTTTGTTTTACAAGTTCTAAATCACTATCAGTTAATGTTAATGTAGTTGATTCAAAATCTTGTCTTAAATTTTTGTTCTCTTCTTCTAAAGCTCTATTCTCTCTATTTAAGCGAGAAATAGTAGCTGCTGCGTCAACTGGTGCCTTAAAACTACTTGTACCATTTATAGAATTTTCAAATAATATATGAGTTCTTTCTCCAAATGTTTTTACATTTATACTTTCTCCTAAAGGTGTTTCAACCGGTTCTGCTAATTCATAGTAAATTGTAGTAGGGTTTTCTTTTAGCCATTTCTTAAAACCTTCTACATCTTGTGTTACTAATTTTGATTTTTTTATTTTTATTCTAATAGTTGAGTTTCCTCCACCGTTATTAGTTATACACTCAACATTCTTTTCCATTGTTGGTTTTTGAATAAAATTATTACATAAAATAGGGGTTGTTGCAGTTGTTGAAGGAAATTGGATATAAAAACATATAAATTCATCTTGTAACTCTGATGATGGTTGCCAACTTTCATTACCAGTAAGAGTACGCTTTTCAGTTCTCTTAATAGCAACATTTCTTATATCATTCAATTCATCATACACAGTATTATTCAAACATCTAAGCCCTTCATCAAATCCTAATGAAGTCAATGCAATGTCTTTTTTATATTCTTTGTAAGCTTCATATTGAGTAACATTTTTAGATTCTTCTAACATAACCTTGATTTCAAAATTGCTATATGATTGATTAATATTAACATTAACACCACAAAATAGTATCATATCTTTATCGGCAACAAATGTAACTTTTTTTGTTGATGAAATTGTGTTAATACTAGCTGGCATATCACTGTGATTATCAATATTAGTTAAAAATAGTGTCGGAGAGTATTGGTCTGTTGAAGTACCACTCACATGGGTGCAGCTTAGAGTATATGAAACACCTCTTGTTACTTTATAAAAGTAAACATCTGAAAATAAGTGTCTACCACCACCAGTTGTTGAGTTAGTACCATTTATAATAAAACCACCATCTTTTGTTAAAGTTATGTCGCAAACGCCTTGTTTTTTAGTGATGTTTGTTAATGGTGGTTTTAATAAATTTTTACCATGACTTAAATAACTAATCTTATTTTCTTGTTGTCCAAAGGATTTTATATCCTCAAAATAATTTGGAATAGGCTTGTTTGTCCAGTCACCTTCAAGAATTAACATTGAGTATCTTAAAGTACCGGTTATTGAATTGGGATCATGAACCCAGTAACCAACACGTACACAATTGCTTAAATCGTCCTTAGTTGTATAAGTTTTAGAAAAAACGCCAGTACTTCCACTAGCTATTTTTAAATTTGTTCCAGTTTTAAAAACAGTCTGTACATTATTGTCATCACCGATAAATTGAACTTCTCCATTTAATTTGTTATCTTCCACAATAACTATAACTGTATACTTAGTGTTAGGTTTATACATAGATACTGAACCATTTGTAAATGTATTCCATGAGCCTATATTCATAGATACTTGATGGCTAGGTTCTAAGTTTTGTAAAATTCGTCCTTTAATAACTGTATCAGTTACCATACCATCAACAGTATTCTCTATAACATGACTTTCTTTGTCTTTTTGTTGTAACATAGAAACTTCTATTTTTTTATTAAGTCTATCTACCTCGTGGTCAATTCTTTCATCCAAGCTATTAAATTCCTCTCCTGTTGTTGCGGATCTAGCGTTCTTTAACTCTTCTGTATTAGCATTTATTTTACCATCGAATTTGTTAAATCCTTCTTCTCTTTTAGTCTCTGCAGCTACTCTTTCCTCTTCTGCTGTAACTCTTAAATTCTCAGCCTCTATTCTTCCAGTTTCTGCTGTTACTCTAAGCTTTTCCGCTTCCACCCTGGAACTTTCCGCTTTAACTCTTTTACTCTCAGCTACTTTTCTAGCATTCTCAGCCTCTTCAAAAACGCCTTGTCTTTCTTCTTCATTCTGAGTAAAAGTATTATTTCTATTTTCTTCTCCTGTAGCTCTAAGCTTTTCAGCTTCAACTCTTAAAAGTTCTTCTGCTACTCTTCCCTCTTCTGCCTCATTCCTTGCCGCTTCACTTGCTTTAAAAGCTTCTTCTCTAATAGCTTCACTTTCTTCAAAAGTTAGATTTCTATCGTTTTGAGCTTCATTAAAAGCTGTATCTCTAGTTCTTTCACTTTCAAGGAATGCAGCATTTCTTTCTTCTTCTTTCTGACTGTAAAGATCATCTCTTCTTTTTTCAGCTTCAATTCTTAAAACTTCAGCCTCTTGCCTGCTAATTTCATTATTTCTTCTTTCTTCTTCAGCTTCATTGAAATTAGTATAAGTATTTTGTCTTATATCTTCTGCCTCTTGTCTTGAAGTTTCAGCTTTTTTTCTTTCATCTTCTGCTATAACCCTAGTGTTTTCCGCCTCAACTCTTTTAGTCTCGGCTTCCTTCCTATTCACTTCATCAGTTTTAGCTTTATTATTAAATTTAATTCTTTCTTTTTCGGATGCTATTCTTAAATTTTCATTTGAATTTCTTATCTCTTCATTTTCTTCAAAAGTTGATTGCCTGCTAATCTCAGCTTCCTCTCTAGCTCTTTCATTAGTTACTCTAGTATTCTCAGAAACTCTTCTATTACTTTCAGAAACTTTTCTATTATTTTCAGCTTTTATTCTTTCAAGCTCATTTGCTTCTCTTTCATCTTCTTCTGTAATTCTAATATCCTCTGATTGCAATCTAGCTTTTTCATTTTTTTCTCTTAACATTTCATTAGCTTTTCTTTTTATCTCATTCTCTTTAAATTCAGAATTTATAATTGTTATATCTTCACTAGCTTCTTTTAAAGCATCTAAATTATTAACAGCATCATCAACATATTTAGATACTTTTTCAAGTGTAGGTACTGAATCAGCACTATCAATTATTTCTGCATTCATTGTATTTGATACAAAAAAATAGAACTCTTTAGTAGTAATTTCTGTTTCTCCAGATACTACATTGAGTTCTAATTTAACTATGCCTTCACAATTAACAAATTGATCTTCTAAAACAACTTTCAAGTCTTTTTCTTCTAAGTTTAATCCTTCAATTTGCTCTACAGATTTTCCATCGGATTTAGCCCCTAACAACCTAAATTTACTTCTAGAGTAATCCTCATCTTTTAGTAACTTAATATTAAGTTCTATACTATCTCCACGTTCAACACTACCTAAATTAGCTTTGAAGTTGTTTAAATCAAGAAAAAGTTTGTTTATCATAATTACCTCCCTTTGTATTATAAGATATTTTTCATCTATTTAAATTTCTTTAGTATCCCTACCCTCTGGATTAGTACATACTCCAGAACCATTGAAGTCATACCACTTTCCATTTATGAATATAGTTTCATCAGAAGCCATTATTCCATTAAATTTTAACCAATAATAATTAGAATCTTTGTGTAGCCAATCATTTTTTAACAAAGCTCCTCCACGCCCTGCATAATACCAATTAGCCTGATAAGAATAGAATTCTTCTTCTGCCATCATGGTATTATCTTTAATTAAATAAGTATTATTATTGTAATAAATCAAAGTAGGTTTTATTACCATTCTTCCGTATTCATCAACCCAGTAATATACTCCTTTATCATTATAAGTGCCTGCAATGAATTTATTTCTATCTATTGCCCCAGTTTCGCTAGCATGATAATCATATCCACCCAACTTAACCCATTCATTCTGTGCTATAAAACCATCTTCTTTAACAAAGTAAAAATCAACTTTATTTTGGTAAATTCCAGTAGTAGCAACCTTGCCAGCTCCATCTGTCATTTTATATTTTCCATAGTAATCTAAAAATTCAAAAGGCATAATGTATTCCAAGCAACAAGGATAGATAGCTCCTTTTGTTATTTTAAACACCGTCATATCATTATTATCATTTGAAAAAACTTTACCATTATACTTTAAACACTTTAAAGCAAAGTTCTTTATTATATCTTTCTTATACACTTCTAGTCTATCTATTAAGCAGTATCTAGCTTGTAACTCTTCAAACCTTTTATCACTATTCCCGCCATCAGCGCCATGGTGACTTAATTTATACAGGTCTATTTTCCCTATTCTTCCTGCAAGAAAATTTTCTGTTGCAGTTGTACTATCACCAGGAAACAATGATTTAGTTCCATGAGATACTAGAAGATAATTAACACTAAGAGAGTTTAAATTAGTATAATCTCCAAAATATCTACTCGCAAAAGCTTCAATATAATCATTTTTGCCTATAGTTAATCTTTGGTCATTTGCAACTATCTTTTGTACTCCAAATCTATCTGCTGCCGCTAACATTCTATCATGGTACCCTTTAGTATCCCACTCAACTTCTTGGGATGGCAACCTAGAATAATCTATCCCATCCTTATACACAATAAATTGAGGTCTATACTTCTCCAATACCTTTGGTGCATTCCCTATGTGGTCGCTGTGATCGTGGGTAGCAAAGAAATACTTTAGTTTTTTCACTCCAATTTTATCCAATTGTTCTATCATGTTTTGATAGTTTTCTTCCATGAAACAATCGATCATGCTAAAACTTCCATCATCAGCTTTTATTATTATACAATCCCCATAAGAACCCTCTCGGTTTTTTAAGTTATAAATAATAGTTTCAGTATTATCTTCAGCTTTTTCTGTTGTATAATCTAAATTTACTTCTAAAGAAGCTATATCATTAGAGTTTTTTTCTATATCTCTATATAAATTATCAATTCCAGTAACTTTTTTTAATGCTTCAGTTAATGCTGAAAACTCATTTGTACTCTCTATTGCACTATCCTTTTTTAGTGTTTTTATAACCTCAATTTCAAAAGGTATATTTGAAAGTATAGATTCATTTTCATTTATAAATAGCTCACATTTTAATATACCTGGTATGGCTAAAGCTTGAGTAGTAAGTTCTAACTCTGCTAAATTATTAATGTTATCAATAGTAAGATTATTAAAGATTTGAGTACCATCTGGTTTATCTATATATATAATTACTGAAGCTTTCTTTAAATTTATAACTCCATAATCATTAAAAAATCTAAATAATAAGTATCTACTTTTAACATCACCTTGTTTAGCAACTATCTTTTTTAAATACTTTTTATCTACATTTATATCTATTATTTTGGGATTTAAAGCCATATTATTCCAACCTCCTTATTACTTATTATCAATAATCTTATCTCTAACAATATTTAATGTTTTTAATTTTATATATTCTTCCATTCTTTTATTCTCATAGCCTCTTTGTTTAGCAATTATTTCATATCCAAACTCTATGTCATTATTACCCTTTACAATAACATATTGTGGATACATATCAGAAGGTTCTACCCATACATGGCCATTACCATACGCCCAAGTTTTAACTTCGTATTGAATATTTGTATTTACAGTTTCTAAAAATCTCTCATCTATTCTTAGAATACATTTTCCGTTTACTAATTTATCTCTTCCTATATCTCCAAAATGACATTCTGTTGTTTCATAGGCATTCATTTTAATTTTTCCATAGCGTTCAGTATCAACAATTCTATTCTTTGCCCCTGAACAGCTAATATCACCATTAGAGTGAAAATTCCTATCTACAAAAAAATTATAGCCACACCAACAATCATTACTTCCACTATTTTTAAAAAAGTCTAAAACAGAAAATGAATCTTCTCCTACATGAAACTTTGAATAAAAATTATTATCTGTTACAAAAAACTTACCCCCTTGTTTCATTTTTAGAATCAATTCATCAGCAGATGTATTATATAATTCATATTCACCAAACATAGCTTTGAAAATTCGTGTAACTTTACCAAAGTAACTTTCTTCATGTATAACAATAGGATACGGAGTGCCTAGAATCCCAAATTTATCAAAAGTTATATATGGACTATGCTTACCATTACCTAATGGATAAGTTAACATCATTGCGCTATCAAAATCATTCCCTAATGCTATTACCGGTTTATCAGGATCTTTATTATCTATTAGCGACATTAATCCACCAATATAATCTTCCTCTTTCATCCAGTTATATAAATTAATCATATTATTAACTATTTCAATAGCTACTTTTCCATTATTTTTAAAGATAGCTCCACCTGATTTATTTAAATCAATCTGAAATGACTTGTCCATATTAGTTATTAATACAGTTCTTAAAATACCTATTAATTCATCTGCATAAGCATAGCCACCACCAATAAAAGTTCTCCAATCCCAATCACTATCATCAGGAAGTCTTTTACTAGCAATCATAATGCCACTTGTACCTAATGCTAATGCTCCATATGTTCTGGAACCTTTTATTTTATCTTCAAATAAAATTGCTCTTACTTCCTGTGGTTGTGCAATATCTCTTAAAGCTCCAAACTTAGTTTTTAAAGCATCAACTATACCTTCTAGAGTATTTGCTTTAACCCCACCATTTGATGTTGTAATCTTATCTAAAGTATTTACACTATCAATCAAATTACTTTTTGGTAAGCTTTCATTACTAAGTGTTATATTAGTGTATTTTTGGGTTAATAAATCCATCTCTATTGCAATAGCCCTAGTTTTTATGTCTATTCCTAACATTTCATGCTCTGCTGTTATCGTATCACCTAAATTAACTATATATCCATCTTTAACTATACCTTTAAGAGAGTTTGATTTATTAATCATGTCTACTTCAAAAGTAATTTTAGGTAAGTCTATATGATTATTTTTAAACACTTCTTTAATCCTTTTTCTTGCTTCTTCAAAAGCTTCTTCTTTAGTATTAAATCCTTCTTCGTCTTCAGGGCTTTCTTTTACCTTTATATCATCAAATTCAACTATACCTTCGTAAATTTCAGGATAATTATTAATTAAAGGTGAATCAACGTATTGTTCAGGCAACATTAAACCATCATACATAACTATAATAGCTCTTGTTATAATATCTTCACTGTTTCTATTTCTTTTAAAAGACACAGAATTATTTCCATACTTACATTTAACTCCATGATCTGCACCTATTCTATGATTTAGTGTTACAGTATAGTTATTTAAAAATAATTCTCCGCCCCATCTATTTAAAATACTGTTATCATCATTTCCTACGACAGCTTCTAAAATACTTTTTCTTATAAAATATGAAGTATTAGTATTAGTAATATTACTTTCCCCTCTAAAATTTGTACCTGCAAAAACAGTATTCAAAGCTACTTTTGCATTACAATTAGTAGGTCTTACATCATATAAATTCTTAGTGTCATTTACATTTTTACAATATGTTTTATTTAATTTGAAAAATATATGTTTACAATTTACAATAATCCCTTCATCTGAACTATCATCTAAATCATAGATATAATATAAATCTTCTCCCCAAGGTAAATCTACCTTTATTACATCATTAATCCCTATACTCTTCCATCTACCTTTTTCATCAAATGGATGCACTAAATTTACTTCCCAAAGACCATTTAACTCAATTCTTATTGTAGCTTCTATAGGTTTTAATATCATATCACCATTCATATTGTAGTCCTTATTATTTTGCTTATATAGTTGTATCATTTACTCACCTCTTTTCTTTTAATAATCTCTCAAATTAGTTTTAAGATAAATCTGAATGTTTTCTCCAGTCCAATTTATTATATTTTCCCCTTCCTCTAAAAAAGGGAATTTACCACTCATTATATTAGTTACTATTCTTCCATCTTTATAGCAAAGTTCTTCCTCAGAATCTACAATAACTTCTTGCCCAACATTTAAAGAAAAACTCTTATCATTAAAAGTTATAGTTGTATTACCTTCTCCAACCACTCTTAAAATAGGAAATGATTTAACACCAGTATTAAAAACAATATAATTTTTATTTATTTTAATTTCTCTGCATCCATATGCAGAATACTCATATCCTTCACATATAAATTTAACTTCAAAATCTGCAATTCCTATTTCTCTTTCAATATTACTAACTTCTAATCTTTTTACTTTATAGTAATAATCTTCATCCTCACTAAAAGATAATTTATTATCCTTTACTTTTCTTAACCAATTTTTAATTAATCTTTTTTTATAATTAAAATCGTCATCGTTTATATATAGAAAATTAAAAGATATAGTTATCTCTATATCTTCAACATTTTCATATTCAGTTATATAACCTCCATTTATTCCTTCTGCCTTATCTTCTTTATATTTAAAAGAAGGAATAGGTAAGCTATGTCTTGCAATAGCTTTTATACCTAAATCAAAACAATCTGAATTATTGAAAGTTACATTAAACATAGCTTAAAACCTCCTCTTTGAAATATTCTTATCTACATTTTTAATTACACTGCTAGTAAGTTGATTTGTTAATTCCCTACTATTCAACTTTGTTACTATCTCTGCATTTAGTGTAATGTTTTGCAAGCCAGAAACTATAGCTTGTGCTATCAAAGTTCCAAACTGACCAAAATCCACACCTAAATTAATATCAGATTTTGAATTTACATTAGGTAAATTATTAGTAGCTCTTATAAAATCAGTCATCATACTACTTCTAGCATTATTAGAAATAGTATAATATTGTCCACTTTTTGCTATATCGCTTAAAGGACTTATATTACCTTCTAGAACTGGAGTTAAATCACCTTCATTCCCTAAACTAAACCAGTTAAAAGGATTAATTTTAGATATAATTCCACCTATTTTACTACCTATACCAGATATATAATCCCATGCTCTTTTAAATGGAGAAGTTATAAAATCATACACTCTAGAAAATGCATTTCTAACTCCATCAACTACTCCTTGTGCTAAGTTAGAACATGTATTTTTTATATTAGACCATATATTACTTACACTTGATTGAATTCTAGAACCCCAACCAAATATCCAATCAACAAAAGAATTCCACTTTTGAATTATCCAATCAACCATAGCTTGTGCAAGTTCACTACATTTTTGCTTTATACCAGACCAGCATTGACTCATCCACTCCTTAAACTGAGTCCACTTTTGAATAGCCCAATCACAAAAATTAGCCCAACATTGTTTAATTTCATCCCATTTTGCTATTACTAATACAACTATTGCTATTAAAGCAGCTATAGCAGCAATAACTAATAATATTGTTCCTGTAAGTGGTAGCATAGCTATATTTAAAGCACCTGCTGCAATAGCCATACTACCTATAATCGGTACAACCACGCCTAAAATAGATAATAAAACTCCAATAACTCCAACTACTATAACCAAAGTTCCCGCTAACTTTGGATTTTCTTGAACCCAATTTGAAATAGCATCTATAATCTTTTGTATGTATGGCATAAGTTCATTTATTATTGGCATTACACTTTCAGTAAGTGGCATTACAATATTTGTTGTTGTACTTCTTTTAAGACTTTCTAAAGCACTCCCTAAATCATCATACTTAATAGAATTCATTTCATTAGCAGTATCTATAGTTTTATTAAAATTATCTCCTATTTCACCTAAAGCTCCTATAACTTCTGGACTTAAATCTTCCCACATAGTTCCAAATAAAGCTGTTCCAACTAAGTTTTGCTCTTGTTTATCAGTCATGCTCATTATTTTTTCTATTATTCCAGTATAGGTTTCTTTAGCCTTTTCTCCACCATTAGTCATGGCAGTTGCTACTTCATCAGCATTTAAACCAAGCGTTTTTAAAGCTTCTGCTGATCCAGTTGAACCATCAGTTAGCCTTATATTAAATTCTTTTACCGCATCACCAATTTTATCTAGATTCCACGCCCCAGCTTGAGTTCCATCATAAAAAATATTAAACATATCTTCTGCATCAAGACCAGCCTTTTTAAATTGTGGAGAATATTCATTGATAGAATCTAGTAACTCATCTGAAAAATCAAGTCCTTGTTTAGCACCTTGAGATATTAAATTAAAAGCTTCATCAGAACTCACACCAAAGTTTTTCATTAATGTATTTACAGTTCTTACACTTTCATTGATATCATAGTCAAAAGTATCTCTCATTAAGAATGATTTTTCTGTTGCATTTTGTAATTCTTCACCAGTTAACCATAAATATTTATTTATAGAACCTACTGCATTTGCTACATCATCAAAGCTATCTCCATAGTTACCTGCAAAGACATTTTTAACTATAGGTTCTATTTCTTCCATTTCTTCTTTAGTTAACATTGTAGAAGCTTGAATTTGGTTCATAGCACTATCAAATTCATTTACAGTTTTAATAGCTTCACCATACCCATTTAATATTGCATCTCCAGCTTCAGAAGCTTTTTCACCTACATTTTGCATACCTTCTCCAACAATAGTTAGTTTAGCTGCAAAATCAACACTTTCTTTAGCTGAAGTTTCTAACTCTTCTTTAAAATCATCTAATCCTTTAGGAGATTCTATATCATTCATCTCACTATTAAGCTTCTTTATTTCATTTTGCAATTTACCTGCTTCTGCTTCAGTTTTATTTATTGTAGACTGTATTGTTATAAGTTTATTATTAGCATTTACAACCGCATTTGCTTTAGTCTCAAAAGCCTTTTCCGCATCCTTGATTTTTTCTTTAAGCTCTGTAACTTTTTTACTGCTTTTACCAAACTCATTTTCTGCTTTTATAAGTTCTTCTTTAAGTCCCTTTAGTTTTTCTTCCGCTTTAATATAACCTGTTGTACTTTTATCAAGTGTTTCTTTAGCCTTTTCGAGCTGTTGATTATAAACATTTATTTTCTTTTGTAGTAAGCCATATTGACCTTCAAGTAAATCTAATTTAGCTTTCTGACCTTCTAAGCTATTAGAAAAATCATCGCTACCTGCTTCTGCTTTCTTAAAATTACTTTCCAAAAGTTTCATTTCAGATGTAATTGATTTTAATTGCTTATCAAAACCAGAATTTTTCAAGGCTAAATCTACTACCAATTGCTTTTCAGCCATACCTTACATCCTCCATTTAATCTAAAACTTTATATTTCTTTGTATCTCCTTCAGTATTAACAACCTTATTAGATTTTTTATTATCTACCTTGTTGTATTTGACATGTATATCTAATTGTTTAAATAGAAAATTTAAATCACTTTCCCAAATATCAATATCATTCCACTTTAAAACAGTACTTGCTAAATAATATAGATGGTCTATATCTATATAGCCATCATCATCTACTTTTTTTCTTCTTCACCATCCGCAGTTGGCATAGACCTTCCAGTTAACTCCATTAGTGGATTTCCTAATGCAGTTATAAGGTCAAAATCATCGTATTGTCCGAGCTTTCTTTTCCCTAATATGGCACCTGTTTTTTTACTCTTAACTGTACTAAGGATTAAATTATAAATAAGGTCCATATCTTGTTCTTTTTCTATTTTATTTAATGCTTTTAAAAGCCCCATTTTTGCATTTGATTGGAAATGTTGAATTGACTTTATATCTAAAGACATATAACATTCTTCTCCATTTAAAACTAATTCAACTCTTTTTTGTTTTCCTACATTAATTACATGTGCCATTTTAAAGCCTCCTTTATGGTAAATTGTTAAAAAATAAAAGAGTATCTAAAAAGACACTCTTTTAATAGTAAAAATTATCCCTGGTTTGCAGTTGGAACTTTTGTGAAAAAATTATCCCAAGCTGTTTTAGCTTCACTATCCTCACTTGCTGCCTCAACTTCTTTTTGATCCATTAAAATATCAACATTATCAAGAGAATCTGAAATTGCTTTACCACTAAAAGTAAATACTTCCCCTTCCGAATCAACATCATTTTTTTGTTCATCTTTAGCTAATGAACAATATTTTAGACATCTTCTTCTAACCGTAGAATCATCCATAACAATTTCATAAGCTAACGCTCCAGAAACTGGTATAGTAGATGTTTTAGTTATCTTCATGCAATGACTATACTCTGCACCAGTTATTTGACTTTCTACCTTAGGTGGTAAATTTGAAGATACTCCTAAAGTAATATCTACACTTTCCAATACCTTTGTAGATCGTTCTATTTTCATATCTCCCTTATATTCTTTTTCTTTATAATTGTTCTTAGTTTCTAAGTTTACAGCCCATTCTAAAGGTATAGGCGAACCATATTGATTATCGCCAGTTGATGGGAAAAACGTTACTTTTCTTATACCTAATTCTCTTGCCATATTAAGCCCACTCCTTATTTTATATAATAAAAAAAGATAGTTTTTAATTAAAAACTATCTTTTACTTCTGATAACTCTCTTGAATTTCTTTGTTTTTCCAATTCTTTTCTTTCCATTTATACTTACAAGTATTACATTGATAATATATATATTTATCATTTTTACCTACTCCAACAGTATAAAATGGTGTAACTATAACTAAGCCTACAAAAAACAAGCCATCTAAAACTCCCAAAAACATATTAAACATAGTTAATGGTGCAAATAAAAGCATTGAAGCAACTATCAAACCACAACAAATAAGTAATCTCTTTCCTATTTGCTTCCAATTTAACTTCCTCCACCCTTTAAAATGACCACATTTTGGGCATCTTCTACTTATAAAATTTAACATATAGATTAATCTCCTCATTAACAACTCTATGTTTATACTATATGTAAAAGCAATTTACTTATCAATACTAAAACATATTGTTCATAAAAATGTTAATAAATTGATTTATTACAAGTTATAACTGTTTCAAATAAATCTTTTTGCTCTATAGTTTCTAGTACTTTTATATTTCTAAATCCATTTTCAATTAAGAATTTTTTTAACTCTTTAATCTTTTTAGTAATATCATTTTTTACTATAAGATTTATAAATACTTCATTATCAGTAAACTCTTCTTTTGTATCTGCTAAAATTGAATCTTGCCTGAATTTATATGTAATACATTCAGTAGCTTCACTAGGTCTTCTTATAAAAAAAGTAGGTATTTTAATGCTATTTTCTAACTTATCAAAAATATCTTTCATAAATACCTCCTTTAATTTAAAATTTTATTAAGTTCTTTTTCTAAATCTTTATAAATATTATCAAGAATCTTACTCTCTATTTTTTTAAAACTTTTGTCCATCCATAAAAAATTAGGATTATAATACTTACCATTTAACCATAAAGTATATCCATAATGCTGAAAATAAAGTTGTTTACATTTATCCCAATTTTCTTTAGTTATCCCAACTTTAATAAAACTTGTATTTCCTTTGCTTTTAACTTTTCCTGCTTCTAAGTATCTATATGAGTTTTCAGAATTTTTAGGTGCATCAACCTTTTGTTGATCTAAAACTTTTTTAGCTTGTTCAGTAAGTATTTTTTTACTTGCTTTTTTACCAACATTCCCTAATGCATCTAATGTTTTATATAAATCATCAAATCCACTAGCCATTATATTCACCTACAATTTCATACTCTTTATTTTCTTCTTTAATATTACTACAATAAACAATATTAAATTCTTTGCCATTGTATATTAAAATATCCTTATTAGTTAAATTTAAATCTCTTATATACCTAATATAAAACCTAGTAGTTATAACAGAACCTTCACCATCAGCAAAATTTATTTCTTTACCACTGGTGTTAGATATTCTAGCTCTACAAGTTAAAATTTCTTTATAATCTGGAATTGGTAAACCATCATCATTCTTTTTAACTCCAATAGCTCTCTTTATTATTATTTTATGCTTATAACTTCTGCAATTCATTTATTCCTCCCTATTAAAGCAAATTGTTAGGGTGTAAACTTAAAATATTTTCAATGCTTTTCTCATGATTATTATGACCATCATAAAATTGTTCAACAAGCATATATAAAGCAGCAACTATCTCTTGTTTTTCATCTAAATATGAATCACTTTGTCCTGTGTGATTTCTTATATAGTCTTTTGAGCTATCTAAAAAAGTTTGAATTAATAAATCACTATCACCATCAAAAACATTTAAATAATTTTTTATGTCTTCAAGTGAAATTTTGCTAAACTTTGATCCAAACAAATTATTTACCTCCATGTAAAAGGAGGGAATTTACCCTCCACAAATTAAGAAGCTGGATTAAATATTCCAGCTACAACATCAGGATTTTTTGTTTTTCCATCCATATAAACATCTGAACCGTATCCTATAAGTCCAGCTCTCTTATAAGCGGAATCATCATAAGTATTTATAACAATTTGCTTTTGGGTGTTAGTATGATAAGCACCTTTATTAGCTAATATTATTACACAATTTTCCCCTGAAGTTTCTAAGGTATCTAATGTATCAGAACAGTCAACTGGTAATCCTAACAGAGTATAATCTGACTCTTTAGTTAAATCAGGCTGTAATAAAGGTCTACCATCAGCATCTTTTAGTAGATCTAATTCTAATAAAGTGTCTGAATGCATAAACCATTTTGCTTTCTTAAGTCCTGATTTTTTTATTTTAGCTTTAGCTTTCTTTAAATCATCAATGCCTATTTTTCCTCTTGTTTCTAATGTATGTTTTTTAGTTATACCCTGAATTAATCCAGTAGGTTGAGCTGAACCAGTCCCTTTAAATATTGCTTCTTCAATTGCATCCACCATACTTTCTGCTATATCTTCTTTTAAAAATGCAGTTAAATTAATTTCTTGTGAATTTAGCATTTGCTGAGTTATTGCACTTTCTCTATATAATCTATGTTGCTCTAATATTATACTTCCTAAAGTTGGTGTTGTAGATTTAGAATTTGGATCCGGATTAGTTCCTTCTGCTACCCATTGTGCTTTACCACTAGAAGCCTTCTTTGCTAATTTATACTTTCCTTTTACAGTTGTATTATCGAAAAATGAATATACACTTGATCTATCTTTTAATTCTTTAATTATATCTTTAGATAAAGTTTCCCCAACAACTAGACCACCTTTATTTGATGTTCCAGCATTTAGTGCTGTTCTTATTTCTTCCTCTTGAATTTCTTCAGCAGTTCTCTCTTCTTTTCTCTTATTTTTTTGCTCTTTAGTCTTCCTAGTAACTAATGTTCTTGACTCTTCTTTTATCTTTAAAGTTTCATCAATCTCAGCTATTTCTTGCTTTAAATTATTGTACTTTTCAACTTCCTCTGTACTTAATGCTCTTGTTTCTTCATCAGCTTTATTAACAATAGCCTCCATATCAGCTATTAGATCATTTCTTCTTTCCTCTAATCCCTTTTCAACTATAGTTCTTAACTCAAGTCTTCTTTTTATCATACTTATTAAGCCTCCTATTTTCTTTTTAAACTTTTAATTTCTTCTTTGTATTTAGAGTTATCAATTTTATTAGTATTATCTGCTATTTTAACAATTGAATCTAATGACCTTGTTTCAGTTAACACCTCTTCATTTGCTCTAGTCTCTATTGAAGTAGCACTATAAGCAGGAACTTTCGTATTATCAACAATAGATACTTCTGTTAACTCTAAATCTTCAACATATCTACGCTGAACCCCTTCTTCAATGTCTTCCCATCTGTCTTTTACTGAATAAAATCCGAATGACCATCCTCTTAGTTCATTCCTTTTCGCTTTTTCTATGACTTCTGCATCAGTTATTGTAGCTATAGCTCTTAATCCAATGTTATCCTCAAAAAGCTCTAAAGTCCCTTCAGCAGTGCTTCCTAACTTTTTATTTTTATCATGATTAAGCAGAATATCTACATTTTCTGCTTTTTCTAATGCTCTTTGAAAAGCTTTAGGCACTATTTGTTCTCTAAAACTTCCTTTTACATCTGGAATAAGTCTACTATCTCTAGCAACTGCATTAACATAACCGTCTATTATAATGCTATTGTTCCTTATTTCCACTCTCATTTAACTCACCTCCTTTCAAATTATCTGATTTATGAGTTTGTCCAGTGTTTGGTGTGAAAATAGTTTTATCTTTCACATCATATAGAACTTCTCCTAAATTCATCCTCAAATAATTAAAGTCAGGTATTTCTGGTAAATCCTCTTTATATCTGACTTCGTTTGTTAATAAAAATCCACTTTTAAGAGCAATTTCATAAGCTCTATATCTTTTTTCTATATCTCCTTTATTCAAATCCTTAGTATCAACCGCAAAATATAATTTTCCTTTTTCTTTTTCAAGAATAAGGCTTTTATTTAAAGCCGATTCAAGATTTGTTATTATAGGATTTATAGCTCCATTTATAAATTGCCTTTCAACTTCATCTTTTGGACTATCAAATAGCCCTGGTGGTATATTTAATAATTTATATCCTTCTTGTGAGTTTAATTTTTTATTTTCTATTAATTGCATTTCCACTGATGTCTGTTGTAATTCTTTATAGTCTAATCCATCATTTAAAATTACACATGTTTCTCTTGAATCTTTTCCATAGAGTTTATTCCAACTTTCTTTAAGTTTATCTAAAGCTTCTCTCGTCAATTTTTTCATACTTTTAATAACGCCTTTTTTAATTCCACCAGTTTTAACCTGTGAATTTTCAAACTCTAAAGCATTATACATAGTTGATAGTATCAAATTACTTTCCTGTATTATTCCAATACCTTCAGAACCATTTTTACTCTTTCTATTTAATGTTATAAACTCATAATGCTTATACTCTTCACCAGCTACAACAATAATATTTTCTTTAAAGATAGGATCTTGTCCCTCATTTACAGATACATCATTAGCTTTTACATAGTGCAATGAAACCACATTATTCCCCTTCTTATTGATGTAAACATATCCGTTTCCATCAAGTAGGTAATCCTCTACCATAGCTTTTTTCATTTCAAAACCAGTTAAAATATCTCCAGTCTCATCATTTAAAAGCTTAGTTCTAATATCATCTTTTACCTCTTCAATATTTCCACCTTCATCTTTATATAATTTAATTTCTAAACTAGCAATGATATCACTTATTAAATTAACTCCTGATGAAATTGAAGGTATCTTTAAAGCTTCACTTCTTCCAATTACAGTATCAACAGATGAACCTTGCAAAAATAACTCCTTAGCTAAATCCTCTTCTTTAACAATGTCTTTATTTCTTCTAAATAATCTCAAGTTCTCACCTCCTTTAGGTAGTTTGAACTGCCCAATCATCTTCTGCTAACATCTCATTCTCTTGTAATAAATAAGCTGCATCAATTATACTCATTACCATATCTATTTTTCCTATAGACTTTTTCTTATTAAGATACTTATTTAAATTTGTATCTTTAGTTTCTCTACAATTTACAAAGTTAATTTTCAATAAATCATTTTCTTTATACTTAAATTTTTTCCTAAGTATATACTCTTTTATTAACTTTATAGGTGCATGTAATATTGAACTATGTTGTTTTATTTCAACAGTAGTCATTCCTTCATTCTCTAGCCTTTGAGCTATTGCTCTTGCATTTCTAATATCATATCCAAATTGAATTACATTGCAATTAAACTTTTCTTCAACTTCGAGAATCAGCTTTATAATGAATTCATAGGATATTACTGTATCTCCACACCCATAACAATTTCCTTTTTTAATAAATGCTTTATAATCAACTTTTTCCTTAAAGCTTTTAATTTCTATTTTGTCCTGTGGAATTATAGCAAATACCTCGCTAAGTATCTCATCATTATCAGAATCATATGCTAGCATAGCTAATGCAGTATTATCATCAGTTTCAGCTACATCTAATCCTAAATATACATCTCTTCCAGTCCAATCTATATCTTCAACTTCACATGCTTTAATTTGTTCCTCAGTTACATACTCTTCCCCACAATTTTCTGGTACAAAATGATTCATAGATTTAGTTAAATACTCTTCCTGTTCATCTTCTTTAATTCTAGCTTTCTCTCTATCTTCTCTAATTAACTGATAGTTTTCTTCAATTCTTAAAGGATTAGCTTGATATAAACCTATGTCATTCCAAAGATTCTCTTCATATGCATAATAAATAAGTGCAAACATCCTTCTATCTTTAACACTACCTTTTAAAACTTTTCTTATATACTCTAAATCCTCTAACATTATAGAGTTATCTATTGCATATGCCGTTGTAGTTCTAAATAATAATGGATTTATAACATTCCTTTGTCCTGATTTCATAGCATTAAAATTACTATTTTCTTTAAAATTAGCATGTTCATCACTAACAAAGGCTGATGGTCTTATAGAGTTATTCTTACCAGCTTCTGCAACCCTTGGTTCAAAGAAACTTTCAGTTAATTTACACTTTATTACACCAGTTTTTGTTTGAGAAATTTTAAATCTCTTTTTTAGTAGTGGACTAGCATTTATTATTTGACTCATAGCTTTTTTAATTTCTGATGCTAATTCTTTAGTAAGACATATAGAATAAAACTCACTAAACTGTTGCTCTGTAAGCATAAGCAATATAAACACTATAGCTATAAGTGCAGTTTTAGCATTTTTTCTAGCTATATAAAGAGTTGCTTCCCTATACCTAAACTTTTTTCTATTATTTTTATATCTCCAACCAAAAATATTAGCTAAAAAAAAGCATTGAAAATCAGCTAAGTTTTCCAATACCTCTTTACCTTCTACATGTCCAGTTGCAAAATTCATAAGTTTAAGTATATTATTTATTCTTAACAATCTTTTTTCATCAAATATAAATTCAAAATCCTCTTCAAATTGATTTTCATAATAATCATCTAAAAAGATTTCGCATTGTGCTTCAACTTCCCAAGTAGTTATTTCTTTACCTGATATTACATTTTCAGCATATCTTATAGCCCTATCTAATAATATCAATCATCATCACCAGCTAAAGCTTGTAATAAAGGATCTTGACTATCTTCTTTAGCTTGTAAATTAATATTACTAATTTTAGCTCTAGATTGAGGACTTAACGATAATTCATTGCAGCATCTATAGAAATCTGCATCATAAAGTTTTTTAGAACTTATAAAATCTTTATTGAATATTAACCCTGGTCTTTTATTTGCTTTCTTCTCTAACTCCTGGAGTCTATCAATAGCAATAGAACACTTAGCTAAGATATAAACATCTAAATTCCCTAATATCTCACTAGCTTTAAGCTCTGACTTTATATAGTTAAATAATAGCACCTGATTATCAGTTAAATAATCAGGTGCTATAAGGTTATCATCATTACCTTTTAATGTATCTTCAAACTCTGCTCTTGCTTCAATCTCTTCTTTAGTTTGAGAACATTCAGTTAGAACCTTAGCACTTTTACAAGGTCTAGCCATTTTTTCGCCTCCTTCTAAAATTAAAATAAATATTAGTTTTAAATTTTAAAACTTCATTTTACAGAAAAAATTTTTATTACTGAGGGCTGTTAACTAGATAGTTTTTTTATTTTTTTGAGTCTAATCAGTAGGGGGGGCTATCAAATCCTGAAGTATCTTTATATATTTAGGTTTATCTTCAACTAATTCATGATGATATCTACATAGAGTTATTAAATTGCTATCTTCAAATGCTAGATCTGGATTATCTTTTATCTTAATGATGTGGTGCACTTGAACATTTATAGCATTGAATAATCTCATGCCACTAAGCATGTCTATGTTATGCTTACACATCTGACATAACCCTAAATCTCTAGCCTTTATATCACTAGCTTTTCTTTTCCATCTTCCAGTACTTCTTATATCCTTAGTACCTTTCAACTTCTCTTTATATCTATCTCTATTTCTTTTCATGTTAGCTTTCTTCTTATCACATATATAAGTAGCTTCATGTATTCTCCCACAACTACTACAACTAACTAACCTTCCCACTACAGTGTATCTCCACAGAATGGACAATACTTTATATCAAACCACCCACAACCACTATCCCTCTTCAGTAAAACAATACCTGGTTCATCATCTACTAATAAGTGAAGAAATGCTCTATCTGGTTGTTGAAACTTATTTGGTGATCTATTTATTTCAAATTCTTTACCAAAGGGTTTCTTGCAGAAATCACATGACATTAATATCACCTCTACTCAATAATCTTACTTTTTAACTCTTGTTCGCTACACTTAGCCATGTCTATACCTATAACATATGCATCTCTAACAACCCCATTATCTTCTAATAAACTCACTCCTAATTCTATGCCTTCTATTTTTGCTCTTTCCTCAAGTGTATTTAAATAGCATTCCATGTAAACTAATTGAGTGTGTAGTAATTCACAACTACAAGTAGGTTTAAACGTTAGTGTTCCTTCCTTATACTTTTTAAGCATATTACTTAATCCAGTTATTCTTATTTTTAACTGTAAATACTCTGCTTTAAATCTCTCTTTATAGTCTTCACTAACCATCATTTGAACTGTTTCGCTTAGCTTCATTTTGTCATACACTCCTCTACTCAATAATCTTACTCTCTACTTCCTTCTTCTTAAGCTTAAGCTCTTTATTCTTTTGCTCTACTGCATGTGGATTCTCTTTCCACTGCGCTTTCTTCTTATTGCCTAACCAATACTTCTGTGCTGCTAACTCTGGCTTACAGTACTTCTTAACTTTACTTATCTTAACATCTTCCTTAACAAGTACTACTCCATTTTCTCCTTGAACCTCATCTTTAACTTTAGTAACAACCTCTTCTGTATAATAGTAACCATTACAAAGTTTAAATAAAGATTGTTCAACCTGTTGGTTTTTATTGTCCTTAGCTTCAGCTATTGTTTCCTTAAGTTGCGAACATTCGGCCTTATATTTCTTCCAAGTCGTAAGTCCAATTTCTAATTTTTCCGCTATTTCTTTATCAGTTGAACCTTCTTCAACCATTGATTTTACTAGGCTTAAGCTACTTAGTATTTTCTCTTCTACTGACTTCAATAGTCTCACCTCCTGTCCAACATCCGACCTTTTGCTTTTTTCGAGGTCGGATAATAAAAAACGTCTTAAATAGGTAAAAACCAAATAAAGCATTAAAACCACTTCTAAGCAAGTAATTCCAATACTTTAACCATAATTCATTTAAAACACCTAAATAGTCCATAACTGTATAGATTACTCATACTATTTTTCAAGGCTTATATTAAGTAGATATTTTTTTAATACTTAAAGAATAGACATAGTGTATTTTTTTACCTATCCAAAATACAAAAAAAATTAGAGTTTATCGTCAGCTATAATTGCTGCTCCCTCTCTAACTTCATCACTTAATCCTAAATATACCTTTGTAGTTTCTATACTTTTATGTCCCAAAGCAATTCTTACATACTCTAAATTCCTTGTTGCTTCAAACAATCTTGTAGCATATGTTTTTCTTAAACTATGCCCACTAATATTTTTTAAACCTAAACTTTTCCCTACTTGAGATAATATATTGCTATAAGCTTTTGCTGACAAATGATCTCCACCTTTATTAGATTCAAATGCATAAGAACTTTTAGCTTTATTCTTACAATACTCTTTTAATAATTTTCTTAGCTTAGGTTTTATATGTGCTTCCCTCTTTTTAGGTGCTTTCCTATTACTTTTAGGATTATCCTTAATATATTTCTTCCATGCTTTATATTGTTTTTGCTCCTGGATAATAAACTTATCATCTTCAAGAGACTCTTTTATTTCTCCAATTGTAAGATTTACTAAGTCCTGCATACGATATCCCGTCGCTATAGCTAAGTAGAACAACATTAAATTTCTTTCAGCATACTTAGGACTAAATTCTTCTAGCCTGTATTTGAACTGTTCATACTTACGTTCTGGAATAGGATTAGAAGGCACTTTTTCTCCTCTATTATCCATTATCTCACCTGTCTAAGAGCTCCATTTTTTCTCTTATACACTCTATTACTCATAAGTTCTCTTATTTCACTTTCACTTAACTCTTCCTTTTTTCTCAACTTGTCCAATTTCTTTAGCTCCTTAGGTTGAGTTTCTTTAATTATATCTTTTATTCGCATTTAATCACCTCTCAATCTCTAAAAATAAAAAAGAACCTTAGTAAAAACTAAAGTTCTTTTTTAATGTAATCCGTATAGTTCAGAGGTTATTTATGCCTTTTTTTCCTATACCCATATACTACCATCAATTTTCATTTATGTCCTCTGATTATTTTCATTTTATTTTTATTATTTTTTCTTTTTTATTCTATTTGATGTTTAACAGAGTTTATATTTTTATTTACTTGCTCTATATTTGCTTCAATTCTACTGTTATCATCTCTTATTCTATCTTTTATTATTTGATTCATATCTGAAACCATACTATCTGCTTTTGATAAATTTTTATGATTGTCTAAACGTTTATCTAAATATCTAGTAATATATAAACTTTGATATAATTTTGATTCATCATTAAACTGGTTAGATTCATATTCACTAATTATATACCCTAATACTTCTTCCATAACATCTTGACTAGTATTATTTTTTAAATCATGTAAACTAACAAGCTTTTCGACTGTATCTATTTTATCACTTGAAGATTCAGCTTGATTTGCTATTTCACTAGCTTTATTAGCATAATCTAAAACAACATCTTTAGTAATCTCTTTCATATTTAAAGTTATTAGTTCTTCACCATTCGTTATTTTATCTAAATTAGCTTTATAAGCATTATTAACATCATCAGGTGTCTTAATTTCTTCTAAATTTAAAGTTTTTTCATTCTCATCATTTGCTTGCTGCTCTACTGGTGTAGATTCATTTGATTTATTATTTATATTTTCCCCTTCATTACATCCAATAAAAGCTAAACTACTAATTAATAAAATCCCTATAAAAATTCTTTTCATATATTTACCTCCAAACTAAGATATAAATATTATACTATAATTTTTTACCTCTTTATGTTAAATTTATAAAAATAAAGAAGCCTATAAAACTATAGACTCCTTTTACTTAAAATTTATTAATACCCTAATGCAATAATAAACTTTTTCAATGCTTTATTTCTTTCTCTATAAAAAGTTCCTTCACTAATCATTAATTCCTTTAATATCTGATTTCTACACTTCATATCTCTAAAATACCATTCTTCAACCAATTGCTTTTGTAATGGATTCAAAAACATTAAAACACCTGTTATTATTTCAACTTTTCTTTTTATCTCTTCATCCCTTACAACTATCCCTTCTATATATGAACCAGGAGAAGATATTTTTGTATATACCTTTGTCCAATCTGTAGCACTTCCTAGCCCTGGTAACTCCGTGTTTATTAACCATAATGGATAATTTTCTAAATCCTCTTCTACAAGTTTTTTAACTTCTTTCCCTATTTTACTCATACTTTACTTCTCCCTTACCCTATTTTCTTCTCTTGCTCCTGGAATACCAATATATCTAACTCCTGACTTAATCTTAAAGCCTCTTCACTTTCTATACCATATTCCTCTATAGCCTTATACATCTTTTCTCTTAACTCTTCCATAAAGATTCTCCCCCATTTTAAAATAAAAGTTTTAATAGTAGACTCCAAAATATAAGATCTAAAACTATAAATAATAGGCAACCTTTATTATTCTCAACCATTATCTATACCTCACATTCCTATATCTATTTTTTATTCTTCCTTCCATCCTAAAGTTATTTGCATCTCTTATCCCTTGTTTTATCTCTTCTTCTTTCTTTTTCTTAAGTTCTATATCTTTCTTATATCTAAAAAGGAATTCTTCCTTACTCATTTTATGCATTTTTCAATCCCCACCCTAATATACTTAAATATAACCTTTAATAATTAAGTTAAGTTCATATGAGAATACAAGCTGCAACTAAGTATTCTCATATGCCTCCTTTTTAACCAACTTCTTTAAGTAGCTTGTCTATAATATAGACTTGTCCTTTTCCTGTAACCTTAGTAGTTTTGTAAGTAAATACTCCCTTATAAGTTTCCTTAGCACCTTCTACTATTTCAAAATAACCACAATCTATATATCTTTGTTTAGGATCATACTTAGAACTTTCTTTAATTAGTCCCCATTCTCTTAGCTTAGCCCACAATCTATTTTGACCTATTTTTATACCATTTTTAGATGCTATTTGAGCTACTTCTGCAACCTTTAAAGAGTTCTTACTAATTGCTATTTGATTTATAAATTTATTCTTTTCTTCAAGCTCCTTCTGGATTTTTTCATTTTGCTTCTTAAGATCTAAAACCATAGCTTGTTTAACTTCATCTGAGAATGAAGGAAAGTAATTCTTTATAAACTCTTCTTCATTCCTAACAGCTCCACCAGTTAATCTAATTTGCTTTAGAATTTTCTTAACTTCTTTTTTGAATTCCTTAGCTATAGGTTTTCTACTTTGCATTAACACTTCATATAAACCATCTTCAGTTAAAAACCAAGCTTCTCTATTTTGACCTGATAGGAACAATGTTCCCACCAGCTTTTCCTCTTCGTCTATTGTTTTTAACATTTTGCTTGTATCTCTAGCAGTTTTTCTACTGTCTTTATAAGAATAATCTATCCATTCTGCTACATCCTTAGCTAAAAATAATGGATTTTCAGTTGTCCCATAAACTTTAAAATCTTTACCTAAAACTTTTCTTTCTTCAATAACCTCTAAATTTTTCATGTATTTACTCCTTTTACTACATATTTTGGGTTAAAATATATAATATAACCATATTTTATAAAGTGAGGTGCTTTTTTTATGAGATTAAACCCAGATTGTATTAGAGATATTCTTCTTTTTGTTGAAGATAATACAGATTATGAAAAAGATTGTGTAAGCTCAGATGAAATCTTAGCTGCATTACCTAACTATGATAAGAATACCCTTTTTTATCATATAAGTAAGATGTATTCAGCTGAATTATTTGATGATGTTTATTATTCAGATGATGAAGTAGACTTAGTTTCAAGTCTTTCATGGACTGGACATGCTTACTTAGATAATATTCGTGATAATAACCTTTGGGCTAAAACTAAATCTGCTGCTGGAAAATTTGCTTCAATAAGTTTACCTATTCTAATACAAAAAGCTGCTGATATAGCTACTTTATCATTATCTAATTCTTAAGTTATTCTTTTTACATCTTTTAGTTTTCGTATCACAATATTGCTTGTAGATCTGCATAATCTCTTTTGCAGGTCTACCTTTTTTATTCATAAATCTTCTAACTGATGAAATCTTCTCTGATTCACTTTTAAACTTATTAACTAAAAATCTTTCTTTTTAATTTTTTTCACTCTCAGTAACTAATGCTAAAATAACCTCTCCTGTTTCTAAAACTCCAGTAATTTCATAACACTCTCTTCTAATTCCTTCTTTTACTGCTTCTAAGTTCATTAACCTCGCATCCATTTATTTATCCTCCTTAATATTATTTATTGTCTCAACTGGATTTTTCCACTTAGTAATTCCAATTCCAATCCTATCAACTTCACCATTCGCTTTTAAGAAGTAGGATCTATATCTATCTTTTATATAAAATATTGCTGTAATATTTCTCTGTGGAATAACCTTAATTTTATTTTCTTTAGTTATAAAAATAACCATCCCACTTTTATATAAGCTATATTCAATCCACTCTGTTTCTTCTTTAAGTTTCTCTATAGTTTCAAGTTGCTCTTTAGTAAAATTAACTTTAACTTCTTCTTCCTGACTTTCAACCAAATCAAAAGCTGTTATTTGTCCCTCTATATTTTCAAAAGTTTCAAAACTCTTAGAACTTTTCTTTTTTCTAATAACCTTTTTTTCTTCTTGAACTATCTCTTTTTTTATATCTCCAAGAAAATCAAATGCATCAATTTGTCCTTGTAATACTTCCATATTTCACACCAACTTACTCATTTATAAAAATTTCTTCTAAAACTATGGTTTGATTTTTAATATCGTTGTCACCATATTCATAATTTGGCTCTTCCCAATGATAAACATCAGCCTTTAATACTTGTCCATCTTTATACATAATTATTGGACTTTTTCTAAATATTATTTCAATATCCTCATGCCACTTTAACTCATGTTCTCTAAAACTAATAACTCTATCTCCAAACTCTACCTTATCAGCCCAATCACCTTTAGTATTTTTCATTAATTCTCTTAACTTATTGTTGAACATTCTTAATGCAGTATCATAAGATAATGCATATTCAATACCATATTCAATCCACCTATCTTGTAAATATATCCTATAAGCCTTCATATTTAATACTCCTCTACTAAACAATTTTTATATAGTTTAATAGTGCATCTTTCCAACAATCACTACATACTGGATATTCCGGACAATAATCTATTCCTGGACAGATATGTCTTTCTCTGCCTATATTAGAAGCTAACTTATTAAAGTCAGCTTCTTTCATTTCAACCTTTTCATTGTCTATTTCCTTAGCTGCATCAAGTTTAATTCTTGCTTCTCTAACAAATCCATTCATTAACTTCCCCTCCTAAATTCAAACTAGAACTCTGGATAATTGCTCTATACTTAGCATTAACAGTTCCTGATGCTCTACCTAATTCAAGTCCAACTTTTTCATCACTTAGCCCCTTCTTTTTTAGACTTAAAAGTAAATCTATTTCTTTTTCAGTCCAGGGTATTACTACTCTTTTTTTTATTCCTAAAACTCTCATTCTAGTGTTAATTGCCATTTCTGTTCTTCCAAGGGCTAATCCTATTTCTCTTAAAGTATGAGTTTTATACATTTTCTTTAACGTATGATCGTCATTCTTAGTCCATTGAGTATATTTCTTATTATTATTTCTAATATCATAAGTTCTTCTCTCGTCAACCCAAACTGGTTCTGCTCCTAAAATGTTTTTTTCTATTTTAGAAAAATCTATTAACTCTTTATTTGAAAAAGCAAATCTCCAAAAATCATCTATTTTTATAAACGTATAGCTACCTGATCTATACTTAATACACTTCTTAGCCTTAAGTCCTTTTCCTATCCAGCGCCTAACTTTTCCTTCTCCAACGCAACAAGCTTGAGCTAACTTATTTATTGTTATTCCTTCTGCATTAGAAACTCCGCCACCTAATCTTAATTTAGTTATTTTATTAATAACTGCTAAATCTGTTCTATCTAATCTTTTAGCTATTGTCTTAATCTTATATTTACCTACCATTTCACATAATGCTTCAATATCATTTTCAGTCCATCTTCTACCTGCCATGATTAACCTCTCCAAACAGTTGTCCCCTCTTTAAGACAAAATATCTATCTTGATTTTCACATAAGAACTTATCTAAGGCTTTTCGACTACCATAATAAACATTACCTATCTTATAAACTTTAGGATCTTGCTTAAAGACTCTTTTATATCCATATCTCTTTAACCACTTTTTATCTATTCTATGGCGTTTATGAGTCTTAACTCTAACAATTCTAAATACCCTTTTATCTATCTCACAAATAACTATTCCTTCTCTATCATCTGCATATAAATTACAATCTGTAGCTGCTACTTCATCCCTTGGCATTGTCTTTTCAAGTTCAATACACTTTTCTACATAGTGTTTTTCATCTTTAAGTTCTACCTCTCTACTTCTAAAGAATTTGCTGAATGCTTTACACATTCTATAAATCAATCCCATATTTATACCTCCAAAACATCCTTATTAACTCTTTCTAATAAAACCTTTTCTTTTTCAGTTAACTCACTAACTGAATCTCTTATAGCTTCCTTAGCATCCATTCCATTGAAATATTTCTCTATGGAATTTGTAATAACCTTATTAAGAACTTTTTGCTCCTTATTCATAAACTCCCCCAAATAAATTACTCATCCCATCCTAGTAACTTTTTCTCTAAATCATCATAATCATATTCTCTCTGAGTAAAGTTAGCTTCCTTAGGATTTTTACTATTATCTATTCCAGAGCTTTCTTTCCAATCATTTTTAATTGCTGAGATAAGAGCTCCTACTTTGTTATTTACTTTTTTCATACTTTTTAAGACTTTTAGCTTTTCTTCAACTACATCAACATGAACTTTATTTTCTTCACAAAATTTAATAACTGATGAAATTTCTTTAGAAGTGAATCCCTTAAGAATTTTCTTAACTTCTTTATCAACAACAACCTCTCTGTTGTTGTTATTTATATTGTTATTATTTGTTTTGTTATTATTTGTTTTGTTATTATTAGTACCCACATTTTGAAAGTGTTCATTTTGAAAGTGTTCATTTTGAAAGTGTTCATTTTGAAGGCGTTCAAAATGACTGTGTTCAAACCTTCTTTCAATACCTACATTTTGACCGTGTTCAAAATTAGAAGGGAAAACTGTTTGAGATATAATATAAATATTTTTATCTCTTCTATTTCCTTTTCTAGTTTTTTGTATTTTTATAAATCCATGATCTATAAGTTCTTTTCTATATTTATAAAATCTTTTTTCTGAAATATTTAATTCTAATATTATCTTTTCAACACTTGGAAATGCTGATTGTCCATTTCCAGCAAAAGAACACATATACGAATATATTGCCTTTGATTCAATGCTTATATTACTTTGCATCACAAGCTTTGGTATAATACCATATCCTTTTGAAAGAATAGATCTTCCTTCATATCTTATTTCATCCATTGTCAAACCTCCTAAAATGGTTTATTATAAATGTGAATGTTTTTTTAAGCCTTTTTAATCTAAGTCGTATTCGATTAAGGCTTAGCAGTACTAATATATATTTGTTAAGTAAATGAATATTGGTATTAGTGCTGCTAGTTCTAAACTTCTTTTATCTGAATCTTTTTTCCCTAAGTGTCTAAGATTCTTTATTAAAAGAACTATAACTGTAATTATTGAATAGATATTCAATAAAACTTTAGCTTCTTCAAGCATCTCAACCCCTCCTTTACATCAAAATGTTATGTTTAGTTATTATATTAACGGTCTTGCGACCGAATAAATCTTAAGCTAATCTAATCATCAGTAGATGGATTATTAAGCAATTCATGCATCCTTTCTTTTTGCTCATTTATAGCTTCTAAACTAACTGGAATCCATGAAAGAGTTTTCTTTGCATCTTCAAGTATTAATTCAACACTTGCTATAGTTGGTTTGATGCCTCCAGCTTCAAATGTATCAACGATAAGCTCTATGATCTTATCGATAAGCTTTTCTCTAATCTTATTTTCCATAACTAAATCCTCCTATCTTAAATTTATAACTTTCGAACTTTCAGCTAAAATATTTGAAAGCACCCCTTTTAGCTGCTGATTCTCTTCTCTAAGAGCTTGAATCTCTCTTTCAAGTCTTCTACGCTCCAAAGTAGAGAAAGATTCTATTTTTGTTCCTTCAATTTCAAGAACGTGTTGGATATTGAATCTAGGTGCAGGCAAACCTTGTACTGTAGATATAACTCCATCCCTTCTCAAATCATCTATATATTTTGGTGTACATCCCCACCTTGCTGCTAGTTCCTTTTTGGTTAATAATATCTTTTGTTCCATAAAAAACTTCTCCTTTCATCTATAAAAAAATAATTAAAAATGGTACACTTTAATCAATAAGATCTGAAAGTTTAATTTCTAAAGTTTTTGCAATTAATTTAAGTACTGATAATGATGGTACTCTATGATTATTTTCTATATATGAAATATAAACTGGTGTAACTCCAATTGCCTTTGCTAGTTGTTCTTGTGTAAATCCACTTTTTTTTCTAGCAATTTTAATCTTTGACATCAGGAACACCTCCCTTCAATTAATATATTAAACTATTTGTTTAATATATTCAAATTTATAATTAAACAAATAGTTTAATTATACTGACTTATCTTTATTTTTCTTTAAATTACTTCTAATTTCTTGAAAATAGAAAAATTATAAATTATAATAATATAAACAATGTGTTTAAGTTTTGAAAGGGGTTTAAAATGAATACTGGAATGAAAATTAAAGAGCTTAGACAAGATGCTAAGTTAAAATCTAAAGAATTTGCAAGTATGTTAGATATTTCTCCAGTTTATTTAAGTTATATAGAGAAAGGTACTAGAAAACCATCGTTAGACTTAATTAAGAAAGTTTGTGAAGTTTTAAATTTAGATTTAGCTACTTTTTTTGAAGATGAAACATTAAATGAAGAAAAAGATATAACTATTGGTGAAAGTGTTGATATGTATTTAAGAAAAAATGGAATTGATACTAGCAATTTATCTAAAGAAGAAATTGAAAGTATCGCTGAGCAATTTGTCAATTTATTTATAACTCTTCATAAAGAAAAATAATACAAGCAAGGCTTGTATTATTTTTTTATTCTAATCTTTTCTATTAAAATTTCAATATCATTATCTTTAATCTTTATATTATCTTTACTATTTCTATATGGATTTATGTTTAATATTTCTAATTTCTTATTTATACTATCAACTAAATTATTCATGTGCAATTCACCCTTCTTACTAAAAATAAAATTTAACGTTAAACTTTGTATTTCTATATTAGCATAGAAATCGTTCGCTATTTGCGAACCGTTCGACAT